GGCACCTCTCAATTTTGCCGAACGGATTACGGCGCATGAAGCCCTGCCAAATGCTAGTTATTGGCGGGGGTTTTTTTTTTTTGGGGGGTATATGACAGATATTGTTGAAGCGAAAAAGAATCTTGATAAATACTCAGAAGAGCTAAACCGCTATCAGAATTTGTCACGCACTGGGTTAAGCCGTGAAGAGATGCTTGTCATAGATCGAATCATTGTTCGACTGAAAAACCAGATTAATAATTTACGGTCCATGTTGAATGCGTGACTCCAAACGATTAGCCCAAGTACGCAAGCTGCCATGCATGAGATGTGGTGCACCAGCACCAAGCCAAGCCGCACACTCTAATTCAAGCAAAGACGGTAAAGGCAGATCTATTAAGGCTTGCGACTCCAAAACTATTTCCTTGTGTTTTTCCTGCCATCGTTTGTTTGATACCTACCAACTAGGCAACAGACAGGAAAGCGAAGAGCTATTTAATAAATGGCTTAAGCGAACCAACGCAATGCTTGAGTCAGAACAAGATTTATTTTGATAACCCAAATTAACCCATCAAAAGCGGTGGGTTTTTATTGGGTTTAATCCTGAGCCGTGAGGCTCTTTTTTTTATGTCCATAAAAGGAAGCGAGAAATGAAAACCAACCAGAAAGGCCAAGCTGATGTGGTATTAGCCGCACTTTGCTTTCTTGCCATTTTAATTGTCATTGTTTTGATTATGTTTGCATGGCCTCACTATAAGGTGTGGAAGCAGGGCATGAACGGTCAAGCACTATTGGCAGAAGCTGAACAGTCAAAAATGATTCAGGTTCAAACGGCGCGAGCTGAACTTGAAAGTGCCAAGTTACGAGCAGAAGCAATCAAAACTATTGGTCAGGCCGCAAAAGATTACCCGGAGTACCGTAAACAAGAGTTTATCGGCGCATTTGGTGATGCTTTACGTGATGGCAAGATTCAACAAATTGTATATGTCCCAACTGAGGCAAACATTCCAGTTTTAGAAGCTGGTAAACGTCCCGTTGTGGATGAATAAGGTATAGGTGGGAATATGGAACCAGCAACATTCCCAATCAATAGTTATTCAGGAATTGTTCAGGTAATTAACTATCTGAACAATAACCACTCCAAAGCAGCCGCAGAAGGTAAACCTTTAGTCGTTAGAATCAATCAGAAGGAAGACGACAGGAGCGCCGCACAAAATCGGCTTTACTGGGCTTGGCTTGAACAGATCAGGCAAAAGACCGGTAATTCAAAGGATGACCTTCATTTACTTTTTAAGAAAAAGTTTCTTGCCCGGATCTATGTTGAGGGTCGGCAAGAGACTGCAGAAAAGTACATGGCTTTGCAGAACTTTAAAGATGTTATTCAAGCATTCGATGGACCTAAGCGCCGTCAACTTGAAAAGGATTACCAAGTTTTGGTCAATACCTTCATTAAAGACCATCTGCAAAGCAAGAAGGCCACCATTAAAGAATTCACCAAATATCTGGATAAGATCAACATCTATGCACATAGAGACTTGGGCGTGATGTTGATTATCCCGGATGACCTTAAGTGGTGTTATCAAAATGAGCAATGATTCAAATTTGCAAGACGTGGTGCTTAAACTGATAGAGCAAACAAACAAGCTTATTGACCAAAACAATAAGCTGACTGATCACAACAATAGACTGATCGAACAGAATAGCTTACTCGTTCAAATCAATGCAGAACAATCCGCTCAGTTATCCGAAGTTCTATTAATGCTTGAAGATAGTGAACCAGCACAACGGTCAGGATCACTAGATGGGTGATGTTATGAGCACAAGTGAATGTATTAGCTTTCAAGAGGCAGTAGAGATTGGGCTTCAGAAAGCAGCGGATAGTGAAAGAATAAAGGCTGAGGTTCAAAGCATTTTACAAGAGTTGAATTCAGTAGCTGCAAAAGCAACTAACAGAAATTTCATTTTATTTGATTTGTCTGAACCGGAAGTTAAACAACTGTCACCTCTTAAATTTGACTTCAATAACTATAGCTTTCCTATCGCCGTAAGGTGTGGAGCATTAGAAGTTGAATGCAATAGCATTTGTGAACTTGTTGAGTCAATAAAGCAATTTCTAAGATCAGCCTATTTTGGTGACTTTATAAGGATGAATATCAATGCCTAGAATTGTATCGGTTATACCGCCTAAAGATGACTCCAACATTACTAAAGCACAGGGTACAAAAATATTGCTTGATAATGGCGAGTACCTACGATGTGCCCACAAAATCACTTTAGTAGCAGAAGTTGATTCGCCGTGGAAAGCAATCATTGAAGTGTACCCATCTAATCAAGAGCAAATTAATGCATTGCTTGCAGATGTTGAGGTTATTAAACGTGACCAAGAATACAACCGCTTGGATGAGATTGAAAAGGAAATCCAGCAACTACAAGACGAGAAGGTGCTCATTGAACGCAAACACCGTCCAGAAGTAACAGGGCTTTCAATAGCTGGTGTAGCGAATGTACCAATGGAAGGGACTTTCTTGGTTGATAAAGGTGAGAGAGTTTTAAAGCCGCCTAAGAACGATGCTTTAACGGAGTTCCTTAAAAACAACCCTTCTCATTCAACAATCATTCCACCAGTAACAGGGCTGGTGAAAGATGAACAGGGTATTGTTCGCACCGTTCCAGATTCCAAAGGTGAGCAAGATGATTCAGAAGAGCATTATTAATAATCGCTTGGGGTTTTATGGATTAGATGGTCTTGAACAGCCGCATTTAATTATTGAGCCAGAAACTCCAGAAGTCCAGCGTAAACAATTGGAACTCCGTTTAGTTAGATTGATCCAAGAATATCAACGCAAGGGTTTAGATATCGATTGGATATCAATTGACTTACTTAATGGTGTAGATGCGCGAGTAAACTTAAATGAAACTCCAAACATTCAAGAACAAGTTACAGACGCTACAGGCACCCGCACAAACCCAGAAGAACTCTAAACAAAACAATTGGGGTTCTGGTCGTGGTGGTCGTCCGTGGCGCCGTCTTAAAGCTAAGATTCATTTGCGTGATGAATGGACTTGTCAATGTTGTGGCATTGTCACTAAAGACTTAGAACTTGACCATATCTTGAATGTGGCAAGAGGTGGAACGGATGATGAATCTAACCTCCAGTCTCTTTGTGTTCCATGCCATAAAAAGAAAACCCAACAGGAGAGCCGGCAATGATTATTAAAGGTTCGATTAGTATTTCCTTTCATGGCGCGTGTAACTGCACAGGCTGCTTTTACACGCGTGAACATGGTGGCTATATGCCTTGTCAAAGAAACCGAAAGAACAAAGCAATTAATGGACAGCCAATCCAGCCGCCTAAGAAGCCGTGAGTAATTCAAAAGGTAGACTATGAATAATGATGAATTGTTGGAGCAACTAGGATCAGTTGCAAACTTCATGCGTGGTATGCAGTTTGATCCGCGGATTCCAGCAGATACTAAACAGGCGTTAATTGAACGTGCTGAAACAATTGATGAGCTTGTTCAAAAGTATTTAGACGAGGATTGCTAAATGATATCAGAACTTGTTTCTGTGAGAGATGCGAACACAGGCGCTGAGGTGTACTTTGATCCACAAGGGGTTGAAGGAGCCGTTTTCAATTGGAGTGGCAAGAAAGATTACGACCAATACATCTATCATGCAATGTTGTATATGCGAAGCGGCAATCTGATCAGTTTTGTTGTGAAGGATGATGGAAAGAAAAAGATTCTTGACCATATTCATGATGCACCAAAATGATGCACAAAAATCCAGCAGGCAGGGGGGGGAGGTCAAAAGTTCCAAGCGCTTCGCCGTTGGACACCGCCCCCCATCTCACTTATAAAAAAATTTCCCCTTTCATTAAAAGTTAAAGCAAAAGTTAAAGGTGATCCAATGGCATTAACCGAGAAAATGAAAAAGTTTGCTCGCGCCATTGTTGATGGTGCAACAAACAAAGAAGCTGCTATTTCAGCAGGTTACGAAGAAAAGACTGCTTCACAGCAGGGTTCAAAATTAAGAAATAATTCTGAGATTATTGTCTACATTGAAAAGTTAAAGGCTGAAAAAGAAGGCCGAACTTTAACTCCTGAGAAACCAAAAGTTAAAACTGAAAATAGTGGTGAATATGACAATCCTTTGAATGACGACGACTATGCAAAGGATGACCCACTTCAATTTCTAATCGATGTCATGAACAAAAGTGACGACATGTTCTTGCGCTTCAATGCAGCGAAAGCAGCCCTTCCATACGTCCACGGCAAAGTAGCTGAAAAGGGCAAGAAAGAAACCAAAGCAGAAACTGCAAGAGAAGGTAGTAAATCAGGAAAGTTTGCAACTTTAGATAATCAATTACCTAGTTGAGGTGAATATATGTTTGGAATGTTAGAAAGTTTGACCAAGGCAGCAGTTTCTGTGGCTGTCGCTCCTGTAACTGCTGTAGTTGATGCAGTAATGATTCCTATTGATGTAAGTGAAGATGGTGAAGTTTTTCAAAGAACTAAATCAACCCTTAACAATGCAGCAGAAAACTTTAGCGATGCTGTGAAGCCAGAGAACAAAAAATAATTATGCCGCCTTCGGGCGGTTTCTTATTTGATAGCCAATTGTAATGTCTACAGTGTTGCGCAGCATGGGGATGGACACACCCTCAGTTGGCTATCAAATAGGTTGTATATCAAGGTAAATTTATGACCGCAATGCTTCCAGAATGGACAACCGCTTGCCCAGACTGGGAGGAGCGTATTGTTGCTAAAAAGTCGCTCATGCCATGTGAGCCATTATTTCCACAAGTTGCAGATGTTGCTGAGCGCATATTTAAAGAACTTATTCTTGTCGATGTGATGGGTAGCCCTAAGATGGGCGATGTCACATTGGAATGGGTAATCGAGTTTGTTCGTGCAATCTTTGGCGCATATGATCCAAGCACAAAGCGCAGATTAATTCGTGAATTCTTTCTTTTGATTTCGAAGAAGAATACTAAATCTACGATTGCCGCCGGCATTATGCTTACTGCATTAATTCTTAATGATCGACAATCTGCCGAACTAATTATTCTTGCGCCTACTAAAGAAGTCGCTGATAACTCATTTAATCCAATCCGGGATTTCATACGCGCAGATGAAGAATTAAGTGAAAGATTTAATGTATCTGAGCACACAAAAACAGTTACGCATCTAGGTACCGGAGCAACACTTAAAGTTATTGCAGCAGAATCTAACGCTGCAGCTGGTAAGAAAGCTTCAATCATTTTGATAGATGAGGTCTGGCTCTTTGGTAAACGTGCCAACGCCGAGTCAATGTTCCGTGAAGCAAAGGGCGGTCTAGCATCTCGCCCAGAAGGTTGCGTGATTTATCTGTCTACCATGTCAGATGAAGTGCCATGTGGTGTGTTCAAGCAGCTTTTAGATTATGCACGTGATGTGCGTGATGGGATTAAAGAGGATAAGGGGTTTTTACCGCTTGTTTATGAGTTCCCAAAACATTTAGTTGAAGCAGGTGAGCATTTAAAGCCTGAGAACTTTTACATCACAAACCCCAACTTGGACGCATCGGTTGACCTTGAGTACCTGATTTCAGAGTTTAAAAAAGTTCAAGATGCAGGCGAGGAATCGCTTAGAGACTTCTTGGCTAAGCACTTAAACATCGAAATCGGCATGAATCTTCGCGCTAACCGGTGGGCTGGTGCTGAATACTGGAACAAGCAAAAGCATGTTTTCGGATTAGATCAGATCATTGAGCAGTCTGAAGTCATCACAATGGGAATCGATGGCGGTGGGTTGGACGATTTGCTAGGGTTCGCTGTACTTGGCAGATTGAAAAAAGACCCACGTATCTGGTGGCTCTGGAATCATGCATGGGCAAATAAAACAGCTTTAGAACGACGCAAGGAAAATATTCCTAAATACCAAGACTTTGAAAAAGAAAACGCATTAACAATCGTTGATCGTGTTGGTGATGACATTGACCAGCTTGCAGCAATTGCCAAGAAAGTTTATGACAGTGGCAAGCTAAATAAAATTGGCCTTGATCCACTTGGATTAGGTGGTTTGCTGGATGGCTTGCTTGAGGTGGGAATACCTGAAGATTCTATGTTCGCGGTACCGCAGGGCTTTAAGTTGCAAGGCTATATTTTGACGACTGAGCGCAAGCTTGCAGAAGGAAATCTATACCATGCCGGGCAACAAATGATGACTTGGTGTGCTGGTAATGCTCGAGTGGTCATGGTTGGCAATGGTATGCGAATTACCAAGCAAGACTCTGGCATAGGCAAGATTGATCCACTGATTGCCACGTTTAATGCGGTTGCACTTATGAGTCTTAATCCTGCGACTAAGAATTTAGACATTGATGATTATTTAGAGGATGTCGTGATAGCATGAGCGATCTACAAGACGCGGGTTTTTGGTCTCGTTTCTGGTCACGATTGACTGGAAGAACTCAATTGAAAAAAGGTGATACTTCATATCCATTTGATAGTTATATGTCTTCAGGTGGTGCTGTAGTTTCACCAGAAACAGCATTAAAACTATCGGCTGTATGGGCATGTGTGAAGCTTAGAGCTGAAACAATATCTACTTTGCCTCTACAACTCTATGACAATGAAAAACGAGTAGCCACCAATCATCATTTGTACCGAATTTTGCATGATTCGCCGAATGCTGACATGTGTGCTAGTGAGTTTTGGCAGGTACAAAGCGCTTGTTTAGACTTGTGGGGCAACTCATACAACCTAATCACAAGGCGTTCAAATGGTGAAGTGATAGCGCTGGAGCCTCTTTTCCCAAGTGAAATGATTGTAAAGCGCAACAAATCAGGCTCAATTGAGTTTCATTACACTGAAAATGGGAAAACAACAACCTATTCGGAAGACCAAATCTTGCATTTTAAGGGTTTTACTCTTGATGGGCTTGTTGGTTTATCTGCTATTCAGTTTTTTGCTCAAACTATAGGCATGCAGTTTGATGCAAACAATCAAGCACAAGATTGGTTCAAAAATGGCTTAAAAGTAGGTGGCTTTCTTGAAACAGGCGAGCAAACGCTAACAAAAGAACAGCGCCAACGAATGCGTAATAACTTAGCTGAGTTTAGCCGACCTGAAAACGCAGGAAGGTACATGGTGCTTGAAGCTGGTATGAAGGTTTCAGGCGCAAGTAGCATCCGTATTAACCCAGTGGACGCTCAATTATTGGAGTCTCGTTACTTCGGTATTGAAGAAATCTGCCGTGCTTTTGGGGTTCCACCTCAACTAATTGGGCACACTAATAAGGCAAGTTCATGGGCATCTAGCCTAGAGCAAACAAATCAGGGATTTTTGACTTATGCACTTAACCCTCAATTAGTGCGTTATGAGCAAACAATCGCTCGTAAGCTACTTTTGCCTCAAGACAAATACAAATACCGTCCTAAATTCTCGGTAGATGGTTTGCTGCGCTCTGACGTAGCTAAGCGTGGTGATTTCTACGTAAAAATGACGCAGAACGGTTTAATGACGAGAAATGAAGCGCGAGAGTTGGAGGATTTGCCAGCATCCACAGATCCAGCGGCCGATAAACTCACGGTACAAATGCAGATGGTGCCACTTGGAGAAAATCAGGGGAATCCTCAATGACTAGAAAAAGTTTTAATTTAGAGATCAAAGCCGTCCAAGAGGACGGTTTTTTTTCGGGCTATGGTGCCGTATTTGGAAATATTGATTGGTATAACGACGTAATTTTGCCGGGTGCATTTACAGCATCCATCGCCAAATGGCGCGCCAAAAATAAGATGCCGCCTGTTCTTTGGAACCATAACGATAGTGAACCTATTGGTGTCTACACAAACATCTATGAAGACGAAAAAGGCCTTTATGTTGAAGGCAAGTTACTTATAGATGACGTCCCAAGAGCCAAGTCTACTCATGCACTTTTAAAGGCTGGCGCTATAGACGGCCTAAGCATTGGCTACTCAACCAAAAAGGCTAATCAACAGACAAATGGCGTTCGCGAATTGGTTGAAGTTGACCTTAGCGAAATCTCGATTGTCACTCAGCCTGCAAATGAGCGCAGCCTCATCACTTCCGTTAAGTCCAAATTAGATGATGGCGAACTGCCAACATTACCAGAATTTGAAAAATTCTTGAGAGAGTCAGGATTTTCAAAAAACCAAGCTACTGCAATCGCTAGCAAAGGCTTGCGTTCTCTTCTGAGCGAGTCAGAGGAAGAAACCAAAGAAGCGAAATCAATTTCTAATGCTTTAAATATTTTAAAAGGAGTCAGCAATGTCTGAACAAAACCTAGAACAACTCGCTCAAGAGTTTAA